AAGATTTATTTCAGTACGTTTTTCTTGCTTTCTCTTTGCTGAGCCTTGGTTTGCCATTAACGCAAAACCAGAACTAACTGTAGCATCAAATCTTGTTCTATTGTTTATGTCATAATTAGACCAATCGAGCAAAGTTCTAGTGAAATACATTCCACCGACATCTCCTATACTTCCATCAGACTCACTAGTGATTACACCTACATTCTTTTCAATGTAAGCTTCAATAGCTTCAGCATGAGCAGATATAACAGCTGTAGAAGAAGGAATACCTCCAAGTTCTCTTTCAGCCCTAGAGAGAGCATTTCTGGCCTTATCTGGCCTATTCATTGAAAACGTTCTATACCCTCTTTCTTTTAAATAGTATAAAAGCCTAGGTTTGTTATTTTCGACCAGGATAGGCATTCCATAAAAATGCAGGGCCATCAAAACGTCTTCATAAAATATCTCTGCTGTTGGAGGTCTTGATATATATTCAAGAAAGAAAGAGTTTACAGGAGCATCTTCCATGTGAAATTTAGTCATTCCATGTAAAGACCCCTTTGACCCACCACCGCCTACTGTGCCTGATATATCATAACTATCACAGCCGAAGGAACCCAAATGTGCATTTCCTGGAGATTTTTTTCCGTTAACCTCAAGTACATTATTTGCCAAGGAAGGCTCAGGTATCCAACTTACAAAAAACCTTCCTTTTAAATCAGGAGCCCATATTACAGTTGTGTCTCTTCTGCCGTCTTTCCAGATAAAATTACCTCTGGATATGGAGTTTTTTATAGCTCTAGAATCATTATAATCTATCTGCTGATATATCTTGGTTAAGTTAAAAATAGTGTTCTTAGACTCATCTCTAAAAGCATGAGACTCTGTTCTTGGAAACTGTCTATAAAATTCGTTAAGTGCATCGGAATCAGACTTTAAGCTTTCAACTTCGTTCTCCCAATAATCAATAGCGCCCTGACTAATTATATCGCCAAAAACGTCTGTTATTTTCTCTTCAGGATTATGGAAAACAGGCTGTCCAAATTTATCAATAAACCCTTCCATGTTCCATTCCATGGGGATAAACAGGTTGTACATCCCGCTTTTTGTCTGTCCATTAGAGTTACGTTCTTTCGGGTTTGAATCATAAAAAAGTTTCTTGAAATTGTTCCCACCTTTTTCGAGCGCATTTGAAGTAGAACCCATCATGCATTTACCGATTACTTTACTACCTAATCGTAAACAGGTTTTTGTAACCCTCCAGCTATTTAAAATGTTGTCTGGCTTTTCCCACTTGCCGCTTTCATCGTGAACTAAAAGCCTTAGTTTTTCCCCATCGTAACTATTGTCTCCCGTGTTCTTCCAGTCAATAGTAGTGTCCAATCCTTGAAGATCGCTTTGAATACTTGTATTTGATATAGATTTTCTTGTAATCTTTGAAGCAGGAACACGATAAGCTAACTCAGATTTAGGCCTGTCCATCCCGTCTTGTATGGGCTTAAAAAAGAAAGGATAGTTTACAGAAATAGGCACTACCTTATCTGTAAACATCTTCTTTGCATCAGAACCTGTCTTGGATAGTATGCCGAAACGAGCATCACTTGTAATGGTTGCTTGATTCACGGTTTCAGAAGATGACATAAATGAAAAACCAGAACGTCTGTTTTTCAAATAACACATGCCATAACATCTGTTGTCCGCCTTACAAGCCTCCCAATAAATAAAGAAGAGTCGATTTGATTCTCTGTAGTCTGGTTTACCTACATCTATTTTAGTCCACTGCAAATACATGTAGTGACTACCTGTTATGTAAGTAGGATTTCCGTTGTTGTAAAACCAAAAACCAAACTCTCTGCGGTTGAATTCATCTTCAATAAAAGGAATCCACCTTTCCTTAAATTCACCAGACATCTCGTTCCAGGAGAATATAGTTGGTATTGATTTAAGTGCTTTTGGATATTCTGAAGCTTCCCAAAACTGTTCTTCTTTTTTGGTTGACCTCTTGTGTATTTTTGTTGGTTTTAAAGGAAGCCCTATATTCAGCCCGTTTATCTGAATTATTTCGCCAACAGTTCCGTCCTTTGAAATGATAACAACATCGTGGTCTTTGTTGTATCCATATTTAAAAGACTTGTTTTTGTTGCCAAGGTTTAATTGTCTTTTTGGAATTAAATCTTCAACAACATAAAACAACTGGCTATTTTGATCTTCTTTCAGCAAAACCTCCTGTCAGTTTCTCTTTTTCTTTTTTAGGATCTTCCAACATATTCTTTTCGTTTTCAATCCTATTGAGTATTTCAAAAGCATCAAAAATAGCTAACTTCTTTGTAGCAGCAGCATTCTTGAGCCTATCAGCAGCTAATTCGTCTTCTGGATCTGGCTTGATTATTTCTTCTTCCGCAACCTTGATCAGTTGCTCTACAGCCTTTCGTCCAGCTTCTATTATCTGTTCTTTTATTTTATTTGAATCACTCATTTGACAAAACACATATATCTCTTGTTCGCATACGATACATTTTCTGATCGTTTATAGTAAACTCGTATTCGCTGTTTTTTGTAAAATTAACCTTGTCTCCTACAGAAACACCAAGAGCATCTAAAGACGGATTTCCGTAAACCACAAACCCTGTATTCTCTTCCTCGCCCTCCTCATAAAGATAAGTATTTTCTTTGTCGGTGGGAGCAACAAAGCAGTAGTCATCAACAGACATCCACTTCTGTCCATTATGACACAGGTAAAACTGATAAGGCATAATCATATAAATGTCATCCATAAAATAGTTAGGTGACTTTCTTGGTCGTCCTTTCATGTCGTGATATATTCTAAAGATATTGTGATGTACGACTATAGTGTCACCTGGCTTGATAAAACCGTTATAAAGAGTAGGCACAGATATAACCTCAGCAAATCTATTGACGTTCATGTGGTTTTCAAGAGTAGAATTTATGACGATCTTTTGCCCTGCTATTTCTATCTCGTTATTATATTCTTGACCTTTTGGCTTGATCAAGAACTGAAATGGAGATTTCATTATAAATTTATATTGTATTCAATGGAAATAGGCAAAGAGTGATTAAACTCTTTCCATAAAAATATCTCATCTTCTCTTGAAACATATAGTTTATAAGAATTGCTTTCTGCATCATAATCAATAAGATGTATGTTGTAGTTTCCGCCAAGAACTTCTTGGTCTAACACATAATGCATGCCGTCTTTATAACTGTTTCCTATGGATATTTTTCTAATATACATTCTAGCTTTTCACGTAAGTGCCGTCATTAACGTTGAGGTTTATATCCCCATACTCAGCAGTAATCTCCTTTTGTATGGATATAAGTTTCTCGTCTACGCTATTTAACTGGTCAAGTAAATTGGATTTTTTAAATTCTAAAGAACCGATTTCAATCTGTAAAGACTGTGCTTTTTTTATAAAAGCCTGTATTTCAGATAAATGCTTTTCGCTTATCTTGTTTTCTTGCTTCTTTTTTGCCATAATAATATATTTAATTTAATTGTAAATCTAAGAATATTTTAATTATTGAAACCCTGTTTGTGTTATGTTTCTCTGGGTACTTGCTTTTGGTGTATCTGGATCACTTGAATTAGTAAAAGTAATTACAGCATATCTATCCCCCTCAAGTCCCTGATTAGAAGAATACGTTATATTAAAGTTTCTTGTGCTTCCAGACGAGGGTATAGAGCCTATGCTTATCCATCCTGTTTCTGTTTGTCCTCCAATTTCATTTGGTTGATAAGAGACGTTTACACTAACACTTGAGTTGCTTGGACTTACAGACAAGCTATAAGAAAAAGTGCCTCCTTGTATTGGAATACTTGACGACCCTGAAACACCAATAGTATAATTGACAGGCTGGGCATCATGGTCATATCCTCTAAATTCACTTAACCTCTCACTTCCAGCAACAGCATAAGTAGCATCAAAACCGTCTGAATTACTATTATCAAACACTGTAGCCAGACTATCTGAAGATAAGAAGTCAGGCCCCTCAATACTTTCTATTTCCGTTATAACGTCTTGTAGAGATATATTACCTGTTCCTACTGCCATTTTCTAATTCTTTGATTCTGTTCTCTAACTCATGAACTTTTGCAACAAGTAAATCGATATATGAAACACTCTTATCTCCTGACTCTCTAGTGTGCACAAACTCTGGATGATCTTCTTCAAGTTCTTGAGCAATAACTCCAAACCTTGTCCTTTTAGAGCCTTTAAAGTTGTATTCTTTAAAATCAGCTTTTATTTTTCTCGGCTGTAGCGGTATAATGTTTTCTTTTAAATCTCTATCTGAAGAAAGCACAAAGTCTGGTGCTGTTACATTTTGATTAAATGTTTTTTGACCAGTAAAAGTTTGTGATCCACTGAGGTGTGCTGTGTCTGAATCTAAATATGCAGAAGCAATAACGCCACCATTCCAAGTGCCTGAAGTTATAGTGCCAACAGTTGCTATATTTGAAGATCCTGAAAAATTATCTAAAGTAGATTGTGTAATGAATCCAGTTGAAGAGTTGTCAAAATTAAATGATATGTTATTTGTAGCGCCATCTCTGATAGCTGATATATTCGTTCCGTCTGTAAAGTTTAAATCACCAGTAATCGCATTCCCAGAATTAACCGTTACGCTTGTTATGGTGTTATTACTTATTTGACTTGCAACATAACTTTGTGTCGCAATGGTATTGGTGTTTACAGAAAGTGTTAAAAATCCTGTGGAGTCAGCACTCATTGTAATACCTGTACCTTCTCTCAATATATCAGAAACATTAATATCTGCAACGCCAGCATCTCTTGTTACTAGATTAACATCTACTTTATCAGCTGAACTACCAGAAGCAAAACCAATACCTGTTATATTGCTGTTATATGCTGTATTCCAGTTAGACCTTGGTATATCGCTTTCTTGCAAGTATGCGCTATTTCCTGTTCCTTTATCAAAATTCAACGAAATATTGTTTGTAGCGCCATCTCTAATAGCTGATATACTTGTTCCGTCTTCAATATTAACTGTGCCAGTAATCACACTGCCAGAATTAACAGTTATTCCAGATACACTAGCAGTAATCTGGGCATATCGATTATCTAAAGTTTCTCTTAAACCACCTATGCCAGCATAATTCAAAGCTACATTTAAAGAGCCAATCGTGATGCCTCCATACGTATAAGTATCACTAGAGTCATCCACAACACTAATAGTCATAAACGCTCCTTGCTGTATAAGAGCACTTGTGTTTGTAGACAAGGAGTCTGTTTGCCTTCTAAGTCTTAACCTAAAAGTATTTGTAGATCCTTCTTCAAAGAAATACATATTAGCTATAGGCTCTAAAGAATCCCAAGTAGATATTTTAGCAGCCGTCAATGTCTCTATTGGAGCTTGAGAATCAGACCTATCGTTGGTGAAATCTATTTGTGCCGTATAACCTAAAACAATATCGTATTCCTCGTCTGAATCACGATACATAAATAAATCTTTATGCATAGACCCTGCTGAAGAATCATATATCAAATTAAGACTAGCATCAGTTATATCTCCAATCAGTCTGCCTTTATACCACGCCTCTGCACTATCTGAGCCGTTCTCTAAAATCTTTGTTCCGTTGGTGTTTAAAATATTGCCAACCACACCTATGCTTTCTGTGCTAAAGAATAAATTTCCAGTAAGTGTTCCTCCGCTAATAGGAAGATAACTTCCTGAGAAGTCTGGAGGAGTATAAGTAAATACACCAGTAGAATTGTTATAATCCACACCTCCACCTCCAGAGGCAGCAGCATCAGCGCCAACACTTATACTTGTTAAAGAGATATAGTTAAAAGCATCTACCTCAGTCTCAGTATAATAACGCGCGTCTAAGTTTACACTTTGATTGGAAGCTCCAGTAACTGTAAGATTTAAGTCTCCATTACTATCTAAGTTTGCGCCACTAAGATAAAAGTTAGTGTCAGTAATTCCTCCAGAACCCGTTTCTGAAATATCAGTAAAGCTATTTGACAAGTTTGAACCAGCATTTGCTCTAACTAGAGTAACAGTCTTAACGCTACCATCTGAATTTTCAGTAATATCAATTCCTGTTATCATGTTAGTATAAGAAGAATCCCATTGCGATATATCAGTAGAAGAAATACTTTTTACATGAGAAGGAACGTTTGGGTCTGTTTCAGTAAAAGATGTTAAATACCCAGCAGAGGCATGATTACCCCATCCATGAGCTTCAGCAATCTGACTCTCTTGTGTAGATGATATTTGATTTACCCCAGATATTTCAGTATCAACATATGATTTTATTATACTTGAAGAACTAAGACTTGTAATGCTTCCGTTTGAAATTGTAAACTCTGTCTCAATCTCATCAACACTATCTTCAAGGTTATTTATGATAGTAAGATCGCTTGTCTCAATAGAAAGGTTTTGCTGAAAATATTCAAACAACTGCTGTACAGAAAAATTCTTAGTAACAAGAGTGTTCCCGTCTGAACCTATCCACTTGT